CTTGTCAGACCCAGACGCAATGCGGAAACGCGATGAAGTGTCATCAAACACCAACATCGGGCCAGTAGTGCCTGTGCCGCTAGTAATAGATACCCATTTGCCGCCAGAGCCTTCTACCGAGAGCGTTCGCGAGGCAGTTGTTGAATGCAAATCAAGCGTTGCAGATATAGTGCCGTCGCCAATCCCCACATTCTGCGAGCTATCAATCGTGATCGCTGTACTGGTGGCGTTGTCGTCGATGCCCGTGGATGTTAGATTGCCAACCGTTACCGCGTTGGTAGTCGTAGCGCCACGGCCTGTGACTGAATCAAGCGTGTCTGTTTCTGTGTAACTGGTGAGGTAGCTAGATAGATCAGGAGGGGTATAAGAAAATACACCCGTTGTATTGTTGTAGCTAAGTGCCGCTGTGCCTACTGCATTGGTTGTAACCGACAGTGCCGTAAGCTGAATACCGTCAGCCCCGTCTGCACCGTCTGCACCGTCTGCACCATCAGCGCCTCTAAGATCGCCCGTAGAAAACCCTAGCCCGTCGTCTGATGTAAACGTAACAACACCAGTAGAGGCATTGTAACTACCGCCAGTAAAACCAGCACCTGTTGCACCAGTAGCACCTGTTGCTCCAGTAGCACCCGTAGCACCCGTAGCACCCGTAGCACCTGTTGCTCCAACAGGAATAGAAAAGTCAAACACAGCAGCAGCAGAAGTGCCTGAGTTAGTGACTGTAGCAGAGCTTCCTTCGGCTCCTGTGCTTACTGTTCCTACAGAAATCGTAGCAGCAGCACCATCAGCACCATCAGCACCATCAGCACCCGCCGGGCCTGTAGCGCCTGTATCTCCCTGTGGTCCTGTTGCACCCGTAGCCCCTGTAGCGCCAGTTGCACCAGTTGCCCCAGTAGCTCCTGTAGCTCCTGTAGGAATGCCAAATGTTATTACTTTCGTAGAAGAGTTATATGAAGCTGTAGCAGAGACACCTTCGCCCAGCGTTGTCGCTGAAGCAGTTAGTGCGTTATTAAAATTAGTAGCTTCATTAGCTGCATCTGTTGCGCTAGCAGCCGCTTCTGCAGCTGACGCAGCAGCCTCACTTGCTTTTGTAGTAGCAGTCTGAGCGTATTGTGCTACCTGAGACGCATAAGCATCTGTAGAGGCATCACCTGAACCACCATCGCCACGGTAAATTGGCATAGACTACTCCTACAAAAACAAACAAAAAAAGGAAAAGGGACTCCGAAGAGTCCCCTTAGAGGTTATCTTAAGCAGGAACTGCCAAGACAAAACCGGCTTCTGGACGGTAAGTTTGAACACCGTACAGAGTGTCAGCCGTGTACAGAGTAGAGAGATACTCTTGCTTGTACTGGGTCTGAGAACGTACAGCCATCTGCTCTGCCATTACAAGGGCGTCCTTGTGGAAGAACAAAGCACCACGCGAAGCTACACCGCTAGCAGCACCGTTTTGAGCCGCAGTTTCCAGAGTTGGGCAGTTGCTAGACACGTAGATATCAATGCCATACACGTTACCAATCAAGCCAGTACCTACGGTACGTCCGTCACGGAAGTCAGAAGACACGTAACGCTCAATGCCTGTCAAAGTATTCTTAAGAACAGGCGGAATAACCAACACGCGGTTTTCCATAGGAACGTCATTATCGTCCATCTTCTGAATCATGTCGCGGAAAAACGCATCGGTAAATACGTCAGCCGCAAGCATCGTGTCATCAGTAAACGCCGTGGTAGTAGTTCCAGCGTCGTTGAACCAAGTGGAACCTTCCCAAGCAGCACCATCAGTCGGGTTATCAGTGCGTGTACCCGTGCCAAAACCAGTAGCAGCGTTCATCAGGTCAGTGTCTACCTTCAGAGCAAGCTGGTAGCCAGCGTCTTCGGTGTAGAACTGTCGCAGAGAAGACAGAGCCTGTACTTCTACGATGTCCTCGATCAGACGTGAGTACTCAAAGTGACGGTCTACAGTGACAGTCAATTCTGTCTCAAGGTTAGCCTGAATCGTAACTGCAGCAGCTTCTGCCTTAGCAGATGCAGCACCACGAACGGGCTTAGGGATGTGAATAACGTCACCCTTCTTGCCAGACATCGACAGACGCTTGACAAGGGGAGCCATTTTCAGGTTCTTTTGGTAAGCAGCAATGATCTCATCACTCCAGATTTCTGGAATGAAAGTACCAGCTGCGGTTTTGTCTACAAATCCATTAGCTAATGGATAAGCACCAGAGGTTTCATCAGCCATAATAATTCTCCTTTAGGCTATTTGACCCTCTTCTCTGCATAGGCTGCCATGATTTCAGGCTGTAGTGCCATGTAGCGATCAGGGTCGGTTTGCATAAGTTTAATAATGTCAGCACGACGATAAACTTTCTTGCGTGATCCCTCTGCTGTTCCGCGAGCGTTGCCTGTGTTTGCTGACTTAACTGCACTCTTACGCGCCACAAGCTCTGCCTGGGCTGTCTGCTTAACGGCTTGATTACGGTCTTTCCAGAGCGTAAACAGTTCGTCAGCAGCATCGTAGTCGTACATTTGGTCAGCCTGAACAAACAACTGTGTTCTGACCTTTGACCCTTTAATCCACTCAGCAAACTTAGGATCCTGTAGTACAGATTCCATATCGGGATGCTGTCGTTGAAGTTGTGCTAACGTTGACTGTTTTTTGTACTGCTCAGTATACGCTTGCGCTTCTTTGATTCTCGGGTGATTGTCTATAGCTCGACTAACAGCGGTTTTGGGATCAACAAAGAAATCTACATCATCTTCATCGCCTTGATATTGCTGTTGTTGAGGTGCTTGTTGTGTTGAGAGTTGAGTCTGGATGTAGTTATCAACAACTTTTCTTAGCTCTCCAACTTCCGTACTCTGTTTGCCTGAAAACTTCTCAAGCTCTTGGTGCATCTGTACAAGATCTTCGACAGACTTACCACGATACTTTTCTGGAATGTTTGATACTTCTTGAGGTTGTTCCGCTTCGGGAGTCTCTACAGTATCCTGCTCTAGTTGATCTAACTCTTCTTCCTGACGCTCATCAATTAATGTTGCTCGTGACATTTCTAAACTTACCCCGCCTGTAAAGGTTATGGAGAAATAAAATGGGAGTTACCTCTATTGAGATTCCCTGCTCTTTTGCCCAGCTTTCTCGTGTTCTCTTACCCATTTCATGTGTCGTCCGGGGAAATCCCCTGATGACCCATCTAGGATATGCTGAGTAGCTGAGACAATTTTTGTAGCGTTAGCACCACATCTGCACCTACTAGAAGTAGTGCTACTGTCTACAAATTCTTCAAATATATGTCCGTTAGTACAACGAAAATCAAATACTTTAATCATCTTCTTCAGGAGCCTTAGTAGCTTCCTCGTAGTTTGTTTCAACAATAGTTTGTAGATTCAGAATGTGGGCTAATACGTTTAGTTGTCCCTTTCTGAAGTACATATCGTTAGAGTCTTTAGTTGCTTCTACGCTGTTAATTTGCACAGCATTATTAGTAAACTCTTGTGTTAACTGTTTCCATCCTTCTGTGCTAAAAAGACTAAAGTAATTGTCGTAGTACTGTTGAGTTTCTTGATCCACTTGAGGCCTCTTAGGTTGTCTCTGTTAATTAGATGTACCTTAGTACACTATATATTATACCATATTTTTAAGTAAAAGTCAAGTAATTTTTAATGTGAATTTTACCGTTTCTTGGCAGTTTTTGCTGCTTTTTTAAAGTCAGAAGCCCTTGGAGCGCCATTAGACCCCGGTTTACGCATAGTTTCGCCTGATCCTGCCTTAATTCGCTTGCGTTTGGCGTGGATATTGGCGTATAAGCCCTTCTTAGGCATTAGCCCTCTCCTTAGCTTTCTTTGACAAGTCTTTGTAGTGGAACAGTTTTACAGATGTTTTGCCGTGAGTTTTGCCTGTGTGTAATGAACCATCAGGCATCTTGTGTGTATTGCCTTGCCACAAAGTACCGTCACGCTTGTAGTGCTTCATGTTCTTAGCCATCTACCATTTCACCTTATCAGCCCAATAAGCTGCAGAACACTTACCTTTAGCAATGTTTTTGGCGTGTCTAGCCTTGAACGACTTGCGCCTAGCTTTCTCTTTAGCGGTCTTAGGGTTTTTTCCAGCGCCGCTAACACCC